GATCATGAATTTCACGATCACCTCGATCACGAACACCACGGCGGGCGTCGGCTACACCGGCGCGTATGCCCTGTTTCAGGGCGGCGTGACCGTGGCGACCCCGGCGGCCAACACGTCCGTGTCATTCACGCAGCGCATCTCCAATCCGCAGTTCCCGACTACCGTCACGGCGGCGACCACCGGGATCACGACCCTGTCGGGCAACAACTTCGGCGGCGTGAACATCCAGGCGGTGCCGACGCTCGCGCTGGGCACGCAGTTGGCGGCCGGTACGGTGACGACGGTCGCGGTGCAGACCCCGGTGGTGGGCGGTGCGTCCGATGTCGTCAAGCTGCAATCGTTCTGAGGACATGGCCCGCCGCTGGTGGGCATGGCATGTGAAGCATCCAAGCCGGAGTTGACCTATGGCTAAGCAGATTTTCGTGACCAACAAGAACAGTTTCGTGCACCAGGACCGCTATGACGGCGAGGACTTCGTCTTCCCGCCCGGCGAGCGGGTGCTGATCTCGAGCGATGCGGCGACCCACCTGTTCGCCTTCAACCTGCCGGACAAGTCGGAGGCGCTGGTGCGCCTGGGCTGGTCGATGACCTACGATCCGGAGAAAAAGACGTATGTCGAGAACCTCGACGGCGTGAAGAAGCTCGCACGGTTCGTCTTCGATGAGGCGGTGATGGTCTCGAAGTCCTCGCTGCTCGAGAACACGCGCAAATCCGAAGCCGCGTGATGAATGACGTTTCTTGCGCCCGCGACCACTCCCGGCACCTATGAGTTCCAGGTTTACGATCTGCTCCACGATCCCAACGGCAATCGTTGGACGCAATCGCAGATCGACGGCTACATCAATGAAGCGCGCAAACAGACTGTCATGGATACTGGCTGTCTGCGAACGCTCCAGAATTCGTACGTCACTGGCGGGGTTGAGCAATACACATTTGGCGCCGTCGACGGTGGGGTTGTTCTTACGCCCGGGGCAGGCTATTCAGCTCCTGCGATTAGTTTCAGTGGAGGCGGAGGCTCAGGTGTAGCCGCTACGGTGTCCCAGAGTGGGGGCGCGGTCAACGCCGTCTCATTTACGAACTTCGGTAGCGGCTACTCCTCAGCCCCTGTTGCCACGATCACTGATTCAGGCGCCGGCGCCGGCGCCACGGCGCAAGTAGGCGTCATCTCGGTTCTCACGTACGACATTCTCTCGGTCAACCTGCTGTGGGGCACCGAGCGATACTCGCTGCAGTGGTATCCGTGGCGCATGTTCTCCGCCTGGTTCCGCCCCTTCTTGGCGGCCTCCTACCAGCGCCAGCCGGTGGCCTGGGCGGTCTATGGGGACAACGGCATCTTCGTGGGGCCGTGCCCGGACCAGTCCTACGCCATCGAGGTCGATTCGATCATTCTGCCGACGCCGTACGCGATCGGGGATACGACAACGGCGGACGCCATCCCGCCGATGAGTCAGGATCCGATCAAGTTCTATGCCGCGTATCTCGCCAAGAACAACGCGCAGAATTATGGCGAGGCGCAGCAGTTCTTGGAGCAGTATCAGCGCCGGGTGCGCGAGGTGACCTCCGTTTACACGGGCCGTTTGCCGGACGTCTATGGCGGCTAAATCGGCCAATGCAGGCGGCCAGAACCCCGAATTCATCCTGCGTGAATTCGAGGGCATGAACAACATCGCGGCGCGCGAAGCGATCAGTGACAACGAATTTTATTGGTGCGAGAACGCAATCCCCGTGGCCGCGGGAGCGCTCTATCCGGTACCCACTGTCTCGAGTCAAACCTCGGTGAACGAGGCCACGAGCCCCACCTATACGACGACGTTCACGCAAAGTGGCGTCAACTATCAATTCGTGGTGTTCGCCGCGAGCGGCAACGGCTATATCGTGCTGCTGTCGGGCGCGTTTTCATGGCAGAAAATCATCACGGGGCTCACCTCCGGTCAGACCTATGCGACGCCCTACAACAACCAGGGCCTTCTGATTGTTGACCCCGCGGGCTATTGGGATTGGAATGTCACGACGGCGGGTACGCTGACGCCGCAGAACAATTCCTTAACTAACGCCACGCTCGTGACCGCGAACACGTTTGCTGGTGGCTCCACGGTCTACGCAACCCTCACGGGCGCGGGCACGCCCACCGGGGGCAGCGTCCAGGCGGTCTACGAAGTATCTACCGTGACTCTGGTCACAGCCGGAACGGGCTATGCGGTTGGGGATACGATCACTCTGACGGACGGGAGTCCGACGACTGATGCCAGCATCGTGGTCGCCTCGATATCGGGCAGCGCGGCGACGGGGCCGATCACCGGGATCACGCTCTCCACGGGCGGCGACTATCCCGGGCCGATTGCCACGGGCGCAACTGCCGTGAGTTCAGCGACGGGCCCAACTGGAACCGTGATCGCGACGACGGGCGTGGGCACGGGCGCTACCTTCAGCACCCGCATCAAAGCCATCTCCGCGACCGTGGTCACCCGCGGCTTAAACTACATTGGCACGACCTACACGCTGACCGACACGGGCGCGGCGGGCACGCCCCTGTACGACACGTTCAGCGTGGCCTCCAGCGACGTTATCGGCGGCACCAGCATTGCAACCTATGCGGGCAGGGTCTGGATCGGGCTTGGGCGCACGGTCTACTTCACCGACATCGACACCTATGATTCATTCGGCGGCGTCGGCGGCTCGTTCTCCATCTCTGATTCGTACCTGCACGCGAACATCACCGTGCTCTATTCGGCGAACAACTACCTGTACATTTTCGGCGATACGTCGATCGACGCGCTCTCGAATGTGACGGTGAGCTCGGGTGTGACCTCGTTCTCGCGCATCAATGTGACGGCGTCCGTGGGCTGCAGTGCGCCGGCCTCGGTGTTTCCCTACTATCGCGCGATCATCTTTTACAACGCGTCGGGCATCTATCTGCTCGCGGGTGCGACGCCTGAGAAGATCTCCGAGAAGATCTCAGGAATCATCCAAAACACCTTTGGCGGCTTGCAAGTCTACGGCGGCTCCGCGCTGATCCGCGGCGAGCTGTGCGCCGTACTGCAATTTCTGGTGGCTGACGTGTTCACGCAGGGCGGCACCACGCGCCCCCTGTTCGTGCTGTTCTTTCGCGGTCGCTGGTGGGCGTATTCCTTCCCCTACACGACGGGCGCGGGTCTGCTGACCACGGCGATGGCGTCGGTGCCTCTCGGCGGCGTCGAGACGCTCTACGCGCTGCGCACCAACGGCGTCACCACCACCATTTACACGATGTTTGGATCCGCGACGTTGAGCCCATGGCTGCTCAAGACCAAACTCTGGGACGGCGGCTCGCCGACTCACGAGAAGCAGTCGATCAATGCGGCGATCGGCGGCGTGTGGGTCGGCGCCGGCGCCACGGGGGTGACCGTGAACGTCGACACCGAATTGTCGAGCAACTTAGCGCAAGCGGTGACCGTCTCGCCCGCGGGCTATCAGTTTGAGGTGACGCTCGCCAATAACGCAGCGCCGCAAGGCGCCCAATATCTGGGGTTGACTGTGGCGGGTTCGACCGACATGACGCAGATCAACATGCTGGCGCTGCGTGGCAAAGCGGACCGGAACATCATGGCATGAACATCGATCTTTCAGCGACCACGGGATTTAACGACCGGCAGGGCCTGCAGAACTTTTTGCTGGTGCATCGCTTTGTGCATTTGGAGACGGCGAACGCGCTGACCGCGAAGTTCAGTGTGCCCTTTTCAACCTTCGGCATTGATAGCCAGGCCGCGGAGGACGCCTGGGTGAAGCTGATGAGCGACGGCAAAGCGGGCCAGAAGGTGCCCGCCTCCCTGCAGGATTGGCTCAAAGTGCATGCCGATATGCACAACTACTCCTATACTCTTCTGGGCCAGTCGCCGACGGTCGCGCCGGACCTCTCACAGGTGGATTTCGGCTCGGCGGACCAGTTTTATGACTGGATGTATATTCATCAGGAAATGCACGACTTCGAATATCAGCAACTAGGATTGACATGAACGCGCAGCTGAAACCGCAGATCACGATCCAGCGGGAAACGTATTCGACTGCACTCATCGCGGAATTCGAGCCACTGCTGAAAGCTCATTGGCTGGAGATTGCCAACTATCGCGATCAAGTCCCCTATGACCCGGATTTCCAGAAATATTGTGAGTTGGACCAGACAGGAATGTTGTTCTGTTTGACTGCGAGGGTCGATGGTCAGCTGGTGGGGTATTCAGTGTTTTATCTGACTAATAGCCCGCATTACAAGAGCACGCTTTTCGCAATTAATGACGTGTTCTATGTAGATCTGGCGCACCGCAAGGGCTCGATCCCGATGCGTTTGATTCGAGAATCTGAGCGCACCGCTAGAAGCTTAGGGGTGAAAAGACTGTTATGGCATGTGAAGCCGTGTAACCAGATGTCGGAGCTTCTGAATCGCTTAGGCTACGCGTTCGAGGAACAGACTATGGGCAGGGTGCTCTAATGGGTGTTTCGGTACCAATTTTAGGTACGCTTCTAGATACGCTGGCATCGGCGGGCGCGGTCGATGTGGCCGCCGGGGGCGCGGCTGCGGGCCTGGGCGCGGCCGATGCGGCGGGCGCGTTCGGCGGTGCGGACGCGGCCTCTGCGGGCCTGGGCGCCGATGCTACGGGCTTGAGCGCGGACACCCTGAGTTCGATTGGTTCGGATACGGCCACTTTGGGCTCTGAGGCAGCATCTGGAGCAGCCTCTACTGCGGCGGACGCGGGTTTGTCCTCGAGTCTCGCCACTACCGCAGCCGCTACGGGCGCTACCGGCGGCGCCAATGCGTTGACATCAGCGCTCCCGTCCGCCACCGCTGACGCGGCTACCACAGGCGCGACCACAGGCGCCACTACGACGGGCGCCATTGCGGGAGGCGGAGGGTCTGGCGTAGAGGGCGTGGTATCTTCGGGTTTGGGCGCTGATGCCACGAGTATAAGTGCCGACACATTGGCGTCAATTGGGGCGGATACGGGCACATTAAGCTCGGAAGCGGCATCGGAAGCCGCTTCTACTGCGGCGGACGCGGGTCTTGGGGCAGCGGGTGCTGATGCGGCCTCCGCAGCGACCCAATTTTTAAGCTCGAGTGATACCACCCCGTCCTTGCAGACGCTGACGTCCGACCAGATGCAATCGCTGGGACTCGATCCCGCGAGCGTTGCGCAGCCCAGCATCGACACCTCCCTGTCGGCGTCTGATCTCGCGGAGATGGGCGCAGATAACCCTGCTTATGGCCCCATGGATATTGCCAGCCAGTCGGGCGGCCTCGGAAGTTGGCTCTCGAACGCCAAGAACGTCGGCACGGCCGGCATGCTGGGCTTGTCACTGAAGAACGCGCTGAGCAAGCCGAAACTACCCGGCGCCTCGCAGACGGCCTCGGCGGGCGCCACGCAGGCGGTGCAGGGCGCAACCTCGACCATCCAGTCGGGCGGCACGGCGACCCCCGAATGGGGCAGCCAGAAAGCCTCGATCGATGCCACTATCGATCAGCAGATCACGCAGCAGACCGAAGCGATTCAGCAGGCGGCGGCCAATTCCGGTCAGGGCAACCAGAACTCCGGAATCGTGCAGCAGCAGATTGCGCAGATGACGTCCAACGCTAATACGCAGCGCCAGCAACTTTACGCCCAGGCGCAGCAGCAGAACGTGCAGGCGGCGCTCTCCGAGCTGTCCGGCGGCGATGCCACGCTGACCAGCATCGGCAACATGCAGTTGCAGCAGAGTCAGGAGGCGCAGCAGCTCGCCGCGCAGACCGCTGAAATGGCGCTGATGCTGCAGACAGGCACCGGGCAACCGAGGATGCCGGGATCTAACAGCGGCACGTCGGTACCGGGTTCATGAGCACGCCCGCCGATCAACTGGGCCAGGATCGCAGCGTCGGCGTCGCGCAGGCGGCGCAGCGCCAGACGGCCTTGGATGCCACGCGCCAGGCGTCGGGCGCGGCTCGCGAGAAGGAACTGCAGCCGCTCGAGCAAAAGGTCTCTACCGGCATCGACAGCCTGCAGAGCATGACACCGCCCCCGAAGGCCGCGCTACCCACCTATGAGCCCAAGCCGCTCGTCGACCCCAAAGAGTATCAGCAGCTCTCGATGGGTCTGATCGGCATGGCGCTCATCGGGGGTATCGCGTCCAAAGGCAACTGGATGGGCACCTCGGCGGCCCTCAATGGCGCGTTGAAGGGGTACATGGAGGGCAATCAGGAGCAGGCCGAGAAGGGTTATCGGGACTACCAGACCAAGTTCAAGGAAGCTCAATCGAAGAGTGAAGCCGAACAGAAAGAGTTCGAATCGATCCTGCAAAACAAGCGCCTCTCGATCAACGACATGCTGGCCCAGGTGAAATTGGCCGCGGCGAAGTACGGGCGCGACGACGTGCGCATGGAGGCGGAGCAAAAGTCCATCGATGGCATTTGGAAGCGGGTCGAGACCATGGATTCGACCATCGCGCGCATCAGCGACCAGGACCAGCGCCAGCGCGCGAGCCTTGACGCCATGTTTGATCGGCAGTCGCGCACCTTAGATGCCGCTCTGGCGAAGGCCAAGGAGGGGGCGGGCGGCAACCTCCCGGACCTCGCGCGCGACATCAAAACCGAGTTGACGGTGCGCGGCGTGACGCTGCCGCAGGGCACGCGCTCGGCCAAGACGTTGAATGCGACGCTGACCAATCTCGCCAACAAGTACCCCGACAAGCCAGCCTCCGAGATCGTCGACATGATCAAGTCGGGCCAGATCGACATGAAGGTCGCGATGGGTGAGGCCGGCGTACTCGCCAAGCGCGAAGGCAACATCGAGCCCGCCATGGAGGCGCTGAACCAAAAAGGCGGTCTGTACGATCAGCTGACGGATGCGGCCAAGGCGGTGAATTTCGGTGATTCGAAGGACATGAATGACTGGCGCCTGGCCGCCCAGGGTAAGCACGTTGCGAATCCGGCGATTCAGCGCCTGCGCAATCTCATTACCGATACGCAGGCCGAAGTCGTGACGGTCCTCTCGCGCTCCGGGCAACCGACCGAATCGGTGCGCCAGCAGGCCGCCGACATGTTCCCTTTGAACGGCTCGGTGCCTGAAATAGAGACCGCCATCGCCGCCAGCAAGAAGGTGGCCAGCGCGATCGAGCAAGGGAACGAGACGGTTCTCAGTGCGTTGAAGTCCGGTAAGTCCGTGCGCGAGGCCGCGGCGTTGGCGGATAAGCCGGCAGGAGCCGGCGCTGCTCCAGCGCCCTACGCGGACCCCGGCAAAGAGCAGCGATACCAGGAGTGGAAGCGTGCCCACCCCACTACATGAACAGGAAGAGTTCGAGTTTCGTGCCCGCGCCGAGCAAGAAGCGTCTGCCCCGCCCCAAGTAAAAACCGAGGGTGTTGCACCGCAACAATCATGGGGTCAGCAGGCCTGGGAGACGGCGAAGGGAGTTGGCAATGAGGCGGTGCGCGCTGGCTCTCAGGCGATCACCGGCCTACCTACGATGGTTGCGGACGTGCCCGTGGCAGTCGGCAATTTGATCAAAGGCAAGGACAAGAGCGGTAACTACCCCTATGAGCTCCCCTCCGCCGGCCAGGAGCGTCGTCTAGACGCAGCGTTCCCGCCCCCAGCCTCGACCGCGGGAAAGGCATCAGAGGCGGTGAGCTCGCTGCTGATGGGCGGCGGCGCTGGTGCTGCGCGTCGCTCGGTTGGCATGCTGACTGCGTCGGAGCGCGCCGCACAGGCGCTGCCCAAACCGCTGAAAAATGTCTCGCCGCAAGTGCGCGCCCTCGCCGACAAGGGCGTTACCATGACCCCCGGCGACATCAAGGGCGGCGGTGTGCGGAATTTCGAGGACAAACTGACCGCGCTACCGTTCGTCGGCAACATCATAAAAAACGCGAAGGCTAAGTCGGTCGCGCAGTTTCAAGAAGCCACCATCAATGATTCGTTGAAGGAAATCGGGCAGTCCAACACCAAAGGGCTCGCCGGCCACGAAGCGATCCGTCAGGCGGGTGAGAAGTTTTCACAGGCCTACGATGACATCTTGCCCAAGATGAAGGGTGACCTGAATTCAACGCCGCCGGCCGCGTTGCCTGCACCGGGCGGCTCGGCCGCCGCGTCCGCGCCAACCTCCTTCCGCGGCGCGCTCGATCAGATCAAGACGATGGTCGCGAGTTCGACGTTGGATCCGGCGCAGCAAGCGAAGGTCAACGCGATCTTGGACAAGGACATCATTTCCAAATTCACCTCCTCCGGCAAGGCGTCTGGCGAGACGTTGCAGAGCATTCGCGAGACTTTGCGCGGTCACATCGAGGATTATCAGAAATCGACTAACCCCGGGGACCGCACGGTGGGGAAGGCCATCGAGTTCGCCCGTGAGGCTATGGATGACATGGTGGAGCGAGAGAACCCCGCGCTGTCCAAGCAGTATTCGAAGCTGCGCAACGGCTATGCGCAGTACAAAATTGCGGAGCGCGCGGGTGCGTACAAAGGTGCGAAAGAGGGTATCCCCACGGCGAGTCAGTACATGGGTGCGGTGCGCGCGCAAGATGCCTCCAAGGATCACAGCGCCTTCGCCAAAGGCACGGCGCGCCAGCAAAAATTGGGTGAGGCGGGTGAGGCGGTGCTCGGTAATCGCGAGCCTGACTCGGGAACGGCGGGACGGCTGGGTGCCATGGATGTAGCCACCGGCGGCGCAGCGGCTATCATGCAGAACCCGCTAGTGCTCGGCGCCATGGGTAGTGTGCCATTTCTGTACAGCCAGGCAGGCCTCAAGGGCCTGCAGGTCTTTTTGCTGGGTGGCGGAAAGCGTGGCGCCGGCTTGGCGGCCGGAGCAGCGCAAGGGGCCGCTGCCGCGATACCCGGCCAGCTTCCAGGCGCCGATCAAGCGGGCATCGGTCAGTGATTGGCCGCGTTGAAGGCCCAGCACAGGGCGCAAAAGATGAGGAACGAGAGCAACGGGATGTGCATCTCAGCCGCCCAGGATGTAGCGCAGCACGCCCACGAAGTCCTGCAGCCAGCCATTCGCGACGTCCAGGCCGATGAGCAGCACAATGACAATGCCAGTGGACAAGAGGGTTTTGGTCAACATGGGCGATCTCCTGAGGTGTGGCGCTACGGTAGGCGCAAATTCGTCCAAAAAGGGGTATATGGGACATAATGACAGCGCGGGTATCTCAAAATGAGCACTGAGTCACCGAATCCGACCCTGGACAAGGCGATCAAGGAGCTGCTGAAAGACAGCGGCGATGAAAATGCGGACGAGCTGCGGATCGAGCGGCGCCGCAAGGCGATCATGACCGCGATCCAGTGGGAGAAGGTGCGCCACGCGATTGTGGATAAGGACGATCATTTCAATCCCGATGACCTGTGAGGAGAGTGACATGAAGCGAGATTTCTTTCGCCGCGGCGTACGGATGGAGACCACCTACGGGCCGCTCGAGGAGCGCTACGACCCCTTGGGCACCGGGCATTTCGACCTGCCGACGCCAATCCAGGTCAGCGCACTCGGCACTCCTGGAGCCCCTGGGCGCTCTCGCCCCCTCGAAATACAGGACTACGGGCAGCACCAATATCGCGAGTCGAAATCGGCCGTGTGCAAGCCGAGCGGCGGCTGCGCCTCGATTTCGGGACCTGAGCCGGATTTCGCGCAAACCTTCGCGATGCCCTTCCCCGTGGGCACGAAACGGCGCCTAGGGCCGCCCAAGACGGACAAATAACCATGCCTTACGTGTCGCCCACTCAATCGACGCAGGACCCGCTGGGGCGGCTGCGCATCACACAAGACGCGTTGGTTCAGTGGTACGAGGACTTCAGCACAACCCCCGATATCGTCAACCGGTGGCTCTCGACCTCCGGCGGCGGGGGCACCGCGCCCGCGTGGACGGCGGGCCAGATGAACCTCGTGAGTGGCGTGACGGCGAACGGCTATTCGCTCTTTCAGACTCGGCGCACCTTCTTCCCCAGAAGCCCCGCGTTTTTGGAAATGCTGAATACGGTGAATGTGGGCAATGCCGCGATCGCCGCGGGATTCCCCGCCAACAACTACGCCCTGTTCGGATTCGGCACCACGCCCGGAACGCCGACGATTGCGGCGCCCGCCACCAATGGATTTTTCTTCGAGATGTCCTTGGCCGGCCAGCTCTCCGTGGTCACGTACGCCGGCGGCGTACGTACTCAATTGGCGGATATGACCTACGGGGTCAACGGCGGCGTCTCCGCGATGCAGATCGGCCAAGACTATTCGCCGCATCGCTACTGGATGAGATTTCGCGGCGAATACGGATTTGCGTCCTTGGACGGCGTCTACCCGGAAGCGAACGTCGTCTCGCAATTCACGTCAGGCGCGCTGGGACCGGCCAGTAACATTCTCCCTCTCACGTTCCTGCTCATCTCGAATGGCGGGGTCTCCTCAGGGTTGCAAATCAATGCCAATATCTTGGGAGATACCGGGCGCAATCAGTTCGCCGCCAACAATGCAGTGGCTACCTATCCGAGCGCGCCCACGAATGTGGTCTCTGCGGCAGCGGATACAGCGATTACCGGGGTCAATGCGAATCGGGTGATGCTGATCGTGAGCAATGACTCGACCTCGAAGCTCTATTTGCTGGTCGACCCGTCCGGCGCGGGCGTCGCGAGTGCAACCAACTTTACCTATGTGCTGGCGGCCGGCGCGACGTTCGAATTCCCGAATCCGGTCTCGACCGCCCGCGTGCGCGGCTTCTGGATCACGGCCAACGGTACCGCCGGAGTCTCCGATATCAGCATGGGCTCGACCGGGTTATAGGCCATGCCCGTATTCAACCCAGGATTTGCCGCTGGCAACGCCAATCAACTGCTCTTTAAGGGCAGCGCGCTCAATTTCCAGTTGACGACCGATCAGCCGCTCACGAAGGTGTATGGCGGCTCGGCGTATACCGTCACCGGTATTTTCGCGCGCCAACGATCGGGCGCGGCCTCCGTCGCGTGCGCGGGCGGCATCTACGATGCCGCCTCCAAGGGCGGCAACGCCTGGGTGGCGGTCGCTCAATCGTGGGTCTCGCTCGCCTCCGGTGTTATCGTGCCCGCGGTCATTGCCCTCACGGCGACGCTTGGAACCACGAACTTGGTCCTCTCGCTCACCACCGGATCCACCGCCGCCTGCACGGCGGACGTGTATGTTTTCGGCGTGGATATGAGTTAGGTCAGTAAATGACGCTCGCCCAAAGTCTCGCGTACCCGATGCCCCTGCAGGGCTCGTATTCTTCCGCGAACCTGCCGGCTGCTTCCGCGTACCCCATCGGCACGCCCGCGGCGACAAGCGATCTGGGCGTGCAGTACTCGAATGGCCTCACCTGGCAGTCATCGCCGATCATGTTCGATGACGCGCTGTCGCAGATATTTTTCATCCCCACCGCCCTGACGACCGCGGCGGTGATTGCCGCAGCTCAAGCCGCATCTGTCGTGGGCGGTGCGATCGTGCAGCTTCCTCCGGGGACGCTCACGCTCACGCAATCGCTACCGCTCTTGAGTGGCGTGACCTACAACGGCTGCGGCTATAACCTGTCTAATTCTGGCTCGCCGGTGCTCACCGGCGGAACGATCATCCAAGGCAATGGCACCTTCCCGCTGTTCGCCGCCAATTCCACCGATTTAGGCGCTCCGTACACGACCCAGGCGCAACTCCTTAACTCGTGGATCAATTGCCCAGAAGTATCCAACATGGGGCTCTCCAACGGCAGCTACGGCATCAAGTGTGGCGCGCTGTATCAGGGCGGCTGCGAGTACGGTTACTTCCATGGCCTGTTCATCCAAAACTGCACCGCCTGGGGCATGTGGATGGAGAACGTTGCGCAGTGCTCATTCGAGCGGATCAGTTACTACTTCAATGCTCACGGGATGATGGTCACCGCGTCCGGCACGACCTTGTGGAATATGGGCAACTCCCATTTCTCGAAGATCACCGGCGGCGATAATACGGCGCAAGGCTCGGGCCGCGTGCTGCAATTGTCGGCGCGCTCAAGCTCGAACCAGAATAATCTCTCGGTCTTCGACTTGGGCGGCTCCGGCGCGACGGTGACCAACACCCAGGCCGCGACGATGAGCGCTTCCTCGAGCACGATCGGCGTAACAGATCTGACGCAGTACGGGGTCGGGATGCCGGTGATCTTCTCGGCGAGCGTGAATGGTTTTGTAGCGACGCAAATCTATTTCGTGCTCTCCGTGTCGGGCGCCTCCGGTGCGGGCTCGATCACGGTAGCCAACTCCATTGGCGGTGCATCGGGCTCGGTCGCGCTCGTTGCCACCGGCAGCACGGCGGTCAACATCACCCATCATGGCTGGCCAGTCTTCGAGGCGGGCACGGCGGACGCCGGGTCGGTCATCACGTACTGCTCGGTCAAGGGCGCGAGCGATCTTGAGAACGGCGGCACGGCCCACATCGTGCTGCAGGGCTTGAACGGCTTCGACTTGGAGACCGGAATCACCCATTCGGCGATATCAGCCGCTGACATTTGCATCCGTGGTCTATTTGGTCAACAGGGCATCCGTATCAACCTGCAGAACGTTGGTGTGGTGTGCGACTTCGACTCGACTGCCCAGCGCGTGCAGATGTATGGCGCGGCGCCGACGATCTTCAACGCCAATTACCAGGGCATTGGTTTTACCGCGAACGGCACGTCCGGCTTCGGTCAACTGTCGATCCGTGGCCAGGGGCCCGACCTCACCGCAAGCGGGAACTTTTTCAACACACTGGTGTGGAATTTCCCGATAGCTCTTAACACGGGATCCATCGCAACGGGCGCTACCATCGCCGTGGGCAACGGCAACAACATGGCCTTCACGACCGCCGCGGGCGGGACGCTGACGCTGCCGGCGCTGAACACCAATATGGTGGGCTGGGAGGTTCGCATCGCAAACCCCCAAGCCAATGCGGTCGTGGTCTCATCGGCCGCGCAGAACATCAATTACAACGGCACGCTGACACTCACCACGACCGTCGCGGCCAACACTAACGCCTTCCTGATCGCCATGAACAATGGCGGCACGATGTTCTGGGCGAGGATGTCATAGGATGCCCGCCGCTCCCCTTAACACGAACCCCGAATGGACTGCTGATGGCTTTAATCAGTGGACCGCGGATGGCTTCTATGGGTGGACTGCGGACGGCTACGAGCCGACCACGCTTGCTGCCGCCGTTACCGCCTTTGCGGCCGTGAGCGTCAATGTCGGGCAACTGACTTACGTCTATGATCCGCTGGTACCCGAAGGATTTGTGATCACGGGCTATGTGCCGCTGCTGCTATCGGCCGTTCCCGGATCGTACGTACCCCTCGTCATTTCTCTGGGGCCCGCGCCGACTCCTAAAGTCGTCACCGTCCCAAATGTGATCGGGCGTTTCTACTACGATGCACAACTTGTTTTATTGCAGGCGGGATTTTTGATCGCATCGCCCACCTGGGTGCTGTCCTCGACCGTGTTGCCGCAATACGTGATTTCGCAGTCGATCGCGGCGGGCACGCAATTTACGCAGCAGACGCAAGTGACGATCACCGTCTCAGGATTTACCGTCATCAACCAGCCCAGCATTCCGACACCCGTACCATGACACAACAAGTAATCTTCACGGGCAGTGCCGCAGGCGATGGCACCGGCGCACGCGGTCAAGTGCCGTGGAATGCGTTCAACGCGAACTCGACAGAACTCTATTCGAAGGCGGCGTTTTTTGGCGCCGACTCCGGCGCGGCCAATGCCTACGTGGTGGCGCTCGCGACCTTGCAGCCGCAGCCGGCGGTCGCGCCAACGCTGTCTACGGGATTGCTCGTTAGATTCATTCCGCTGAATGCGAACACGGGCCCATCGACGCTGAGTTTTGCCGGCGGGAGTCCGATTGCGATCGTCAATCCGCTGGGCGCCGCGCTCACCGGCGGGGAGATACAAGCTCAGCCTATACAGCTCATGTACACGGGCACGGCGTGGCAATTTTTCTCCTTCTCGAGCACCGGCTCGTACCCACAAACGATTGCTGAGGGCAATGCGAGTGTGGCGCCAGTCAGCACCCAATACGCGCCCTATACAGCATTTCGCTATTTAACCGCGGCGCAGATTGCGGACATCACCGCGGGAACGCTCACGCAAAATGTGAGTACGACGATTGCTGCCGCGCAGATCGCCGGCCAAACCATGACGTATCAGCCGGGCCTGTATCTGATCGGCAGCAACATGAATCTCACGGCGAAAATTTTGCCACAGCCGGGCGCGGTGCTGTGGGTCGCTGCGGGAATCACGCTTACCGTCAACGCCACGCTCATTGCCAGTTCGCAAATTGTGTTTTCCGGTCCCGGGACGACTACCTTTGGGCCATTGGCTGATGCGAATACGGGCTGGAACCCGCGTTGGTTTGGTGGAAAACCGAGTGACCAAATTCCAACGGGAACGATAGCAGCTGGTTCAACCCAACTCACGCTGTCGAGCGTGAACGATATGGAGGTCGGCGCGGGCATCCAGGTCGGAGGTGCGGGTGCTGTACCTGGCACACCGACCGGGATTGTTCTTACCAATGTCTCTGGCACTGGCACTACCTACGGTGTCCAGATTGCCTCCGTTTCCCTTGGCCGCGGCATCAGTATTGCAAGCACTACACAGAATATCTCAAGCGGAGCCACGCCGAACTTTTCCCTAACATGGACGGCGGTGAGCGGCGCCGTGCTCTATTTGATTTATGTCAATGGCGTGCTCTTACTCGTCACACCAAATACATCGGACGGCGTGACAAGTACGACGTCGATCGGCAACCCGTGGGGCGGTTCCGCGTTACCACTGGTCTCCGGGTTTGGAAGCTATCTGACGACTTGGATCAAGAGTGTTTCTGGCAGCGTTGTTACGCTCAACAATCCGGCGGTGATGGCGGTTACGGGCGCGCTGGTACGATTAGATGCGACTGCGGCTCTCCAAGTTTGCGCGAATGCGGCCGATCTCGCGTTCGGCAATGGGGCAAGTTCGCCCGGCCTCGCTGGTTATCGAAATACCTCGATTCAACTTGATGCCGGTGCGTTCCACCTGTCCTACCCGATCGTATTGCGGGGCATGTTCTCGGTTTACGGCAAAGGCCGGAACTGGATTGGCGGATCCACCCTCATACAGCACGCAATTTATTGCAATCTCCTCACGATCGCAGAAAGCAGCGCTGGAAATTCTTGCGGCTTCACCTTCTCGCAGCTTCAGTTTTCGCAGGAAAACATCGGCTATTCATTCACCCCCCCGGGTAGCATGTACATGCTACGGTGCAACGCACTGACCACAGGCGGCGTGGCAATCAGCTTGGGCGATGGCTATTTCGATCAGATCGGTTTCCTCGGTCTCTATGACATTTACCTGAGCCACGGAGGCGACTTCCGCTTCGTCGATTGCGTTTGGGACTTTGGTCTCATCGGAATCATGCAGATTCGAGATCCCGCTGTTCCAGCGACCACCAAATTTCAAGATGTGCGATTCGACGGTGGCACTATGGTCAATGTGCAGCAGACCGGCATGTTTCTATCGAATGTCGAGAGTCTTACGATCAACGGGATGGTATTCGGTCCGGTCTATGGCATTAGCGGCAACGCCAGCAGTTGCTGCATCGTGCTGCAGCCGCAACTGAGCGGCGATACGATAAATGCTGTCAACATCAACGGCGTTGCGTTTGATACGTGCTGGGGAGGCATATCGGCCAGTAACGGCGCTGTGAGCGGCACTGTGAGCGGCATCAATATCAACGCCCCGAATTTCCGCACTCATGGCGCAGCGGCGCCCATTACGCTTGATGGTGTGGCCAACATAAACATCAGCAATGTCCAGTGTGCGTTCTCTGCGAGTGTCGGCGCCATTCCGGTCATCTTAGTAACACCAGCCAAGCTCAGCACCGGTGTCACAATCAACGGCTTGACCGTCGATATGAGCAATACGACTTCCGTTTACGCAATCGTATCGGTCAATAGCGGCGGAGTGAATACCAGCCTGGTTGCGCCTAAATTAAAAAACATCACTCTGTTGGGTGGCACACCAGCATCACAGCGCGCCATCGACTGGTTCGACCTCTCGGGTGAGGCTGAACTAAACCAAGTCTTAGCGATCGGCGGCAGTTATCCGACTGCCGCGTTGCTAGCCACGCTGACACCGCAGGTGAGCAACGCTGTCGCCGTGATGGAACTCACTTGGAGTACCACGATCGTGAAGAACAGCGTCGGCGAAGGCCAAGAAGTCGGCCGCGTCAGCATCCAGATCGCCCAGCTGGGCGGCACGACGGCGTCGCCGATGAACCAGAATGCGATAACGACACCGCTACGCACGGGTGTCAATGGCGAGACGACGCTGGCGCCACCCACCACGACCTTCACGCTTAGCGGCCCCACTACAGCGGGCACAGGCAGCATCGCTTATAGCGTCACATGCCCAGCGGCAGGCAGTACCATGGCCAGCCCTACCGCAGTAGACGTCGTATGTCACTGGTCGATAAAGGGTGTCACCTCGCCATACCAAAACGCCCCCGCCTCGATAAAACTGGCATGAAAACCTATGTCGCTTGAACAGCAACTCGTTGACGAAGAAGAGGGGCCGCAGATCCCACACGTCTACAAGGACTCGCGCGGCTTCTGGACGATCTCCCGCGGCTGCCTGGTCGATCCTGCGGTCCCGGGCGCTGGCCTGTGCCAGGAAGCCATGGATGCGCAGGATGCGCACAGTTTGGCCATTGCCCAGGCCCGCGCGGCGCTGCTCGCCGGCTTTGCCGCCTGTTCCGACGTGCGCCAGGCGGTGCTCGTCAGCATGTGCTACCAGCTGGGGGGCTTGGTCGGCTGGCCCGATTTCAAGGCGGCGCTCGCGGCCGGTGACTATGCGGAGGTCTCGCAGCAGATGCTGTTTGCCAACGTGGCGGCTGGGAAGCCGAGCGCCTGGCTCACCGAAACGCCGATGCGCTGCCGGCGCGCGGCGTATATGATGCGCAGCAACACGTGGCTTGCGCACGGGGCGCCGATTCCTTGAACAGCGTTACCGGCCTCGCCCTGCTTATCACCTCGCTTTCGACGCTGATCACCGCCGTGGGCGGCCTTATTGTTTCGGTGCGGAATTCGCGTAAGATCGTCCGGGTGCAAGAGGCCACCAATGGCAAAATGGAAGCCTTCATTCAAGAGGTGCGCGAGGCGAGTTTTGCCAAAGGTGTGAAGAGCGAGCATGACAAAGAGATGAAAACATGAGCGTACCGACACCCATTACCGACCCCATCACGTTGCCTGGCGCGGCGGCTCCTTGGTACACCTCGTCCGTCCAGATCGCCCAGGTTGTCACCGCGGTCTCCGCCTTGGTCGCCATCTTCCCGAAGATCGCCTCGACCTTTGGCCTGACGAGTCTCGATAAGATCCAGGCGACCGTGACGGCCGTGTTCGGCACCATTGCCTTTCTCGCGCCGATCATCGGTATCGCTTATCGCGCTGTGTCAAAGCTGCAGCCACTTACGCTCACCAAGGGCAGCGCCGAAGCCCATCCGGCGACGATCGCGGCCGTCGCTGCCGCCGATGTGCAGCGGTCCGTCTCGATTGCACCGGAGCCGGAGCCGGCGCCTGTGCAGGCCGCCGCGCCCGCTTCCATCCCAATACCCGGCAAGCCGTGGGGGAAATGAAAATGACCATGAAAAAAATCACGATCTGCCGCATTGGTATTGTGCTCGTCGCCAGCGGCTGGATTGGCAGCTGCGCGAGTACGAGCGGCGCACCCACCTTTAGCCAGCTGCTGAGCACCGCCGAGGCGGCCGACGACGCCATTGTGCTGGCGGCCACCGCTACCCTGAACTCAGGCGCCATCACGAGCGCGCAGGCAAAGAAGGTGCTGACCATCACCGATGGGGTCAACACGGCCCTGAGTCTAGCCAATACCGCCTACGCGGGCGGCAACACGGCGAGCGCCACCAGCCAGATCGTGGCGGCCACCGCGACCTTAACGACCGTCCAGGCCTGCCTGAGCGCGGCCCAGGCGAAAGCCTCGATCGATACCTGCCTTGCACCCGTGAGTACGCCGTAATGCCCGTAGCCCAAGTATTGGAATTGCTGATGGGACTGCTGCAAGCCGCGCCCGAAATCGTGAACGCGATCACGGCGGCGCAGGGCACCAATGGCATCGTGCCGGCGGCGACGATCACCGCGATTTTTAACAAATACGGCCTGGACCGGGCTGTGTTCGCCTCGGCAATAGCCACCGCTGCCGCTGCCGGCAAGTAGCGGCAACTTCTGATTGTATTTGTCATAAATCAGGCGTTTACTTCGATCTGATCGAATCCACCCTTTTTTGGAGCTTTCCATGTCAGCCACTTTGATCCCCGTTACCGTCGCCATCACCAAAGGCGCGAGTACTCCCACTCCGACCGCTGCGGCCTTCGCCTCGACCAGCGTCGTTGTCACCGATTCGAGCGGCGTTGCGCAGGCGGCGGTGCTTCTGACCGGCGTCGAAACCCCGACCGCCTGGGCCTTCTCGACCAGCGTCAATGTCGGCGCCGGCACAGTCGTTGCCACCGACCTCGACATCAATGGTGCGACCCTGGGTGCGCCCATCAGCCAGGCCTTCACGGAAGCCGGTACGCCGCCTGCGTTCCTGCCGACGACTGCCATCAGCGTGACGCCGGTCACCGCCGCGGTTGCTGCGGCTGCGAGCCTGCGCAAAGTCTGATGAACCTGATCGACGACGCCGTCGTAGCCAATCAAGGGTGGCCGGAGGACCGGCGCACCCAATGGCGCATCGAGCGGCTGCTCGAGCGGGAAATCCACCTGCTCGAGCGGATTCTCGCCCGCCTGCCCCCACCGCCTAAGTATCAGCCGACCATCGGCATTACGGTGGCTTCACTCGCGCCGTAGAGGCTCACGCCCATGACCATTTCGATTTCCGCTGCCGACCTCGCCCTCCTGAACGCCGGCAAGCCGGTCACACTCCAGGGGCCCGCCGTTGTCGTGACTCCGCCCACACCGCCTGTCACTTCGAACGCCATCAAGTCGCCGGTGTATATGAGCGGCAAGTTTTCGTGGCAGGGCGACTGGAATTCGGTTCCGTTCAACTACGCGCAGGCTGGCGCAGGGGTCAGCGGCTCGGGGCCGGTCATTGGCATGCCGGGCACTCAAGCGTTCGAGTATTGGCTACCGTACCCCAAAACCAATTCGGCCGGTCCCGCTTCCAATGGCGTGAACTTCAATCTGAGCGGCTTCACGCATTTCACGATTGCGATCAAGCCGAGCGTCGCGGGTGCACTTGCGCAGATGCAATTCTTCCAAGCGCAAGGTACCGCGGACGATATTCCTTTCGGCGCCATGCTGAACATCTCGCAAGCCAAGTACGGTCCTGCGACGATGGCCGCTGGCCAGTGGAACGTATATACGATTCCGTTGGCGGATTACAGCGTGTCAGGGTGGATCTATAAATTCATCGTGCAACAACAGGGCGTGACGCCGCAGGCTTGGGAAATCGATCAGGTCGGTTTCCTCTAAACATCTCCTTTGGTTTTCGATGCGGAATGCGCGTCCCGCTGATGGTCCTTCATACCAATCGGTGCCTGTAGTCACTCATAACCCATCCGTTTCCTTCCCCGACCCCTTGCAGTGCGGACACTCGCGCGTATCCCACGACCCATCGGGATCATGCCCCGCCACTTCACCGCGCCCGTTGCAGCCGGAACACTCACCCCGCGGTTCGGACTGTGAGTCACCATGCAGCCACTTCAAGAACTCCTTGGGGTCAGTCGGCGCGCTGGGATCGCGTGGCGCGTTTTTTGCTGCCAAGATTCGCTCAACAGCTTCTGGCTTATACCCATCTTCCGTTTCCGATTGTGGGCGGATTGCTCCACTGGGGGACGTGTTCTTGAGTAAATCCTTAACTTCTTGGAATCCGCAGTCGCAATCACTGGTCCATGCGAATGCCATCTTCTGGCAGCTTCGAGTGTGGCTCCCGTATTCGCCCAGCGCCGCCTCCAACGCACGAATGCGAGCCCATGCCTCTCGAATCTGCTTCGCTTCGATCTGCCGCGCATCCTCGGATAGCTTGCGGTCGGCTTTCACTTCGGCAAGCTCGGCGGCGAGCGCCTGCACGCGGGCACGCTCCCTGTCGATCATGTCGTTGGCGTAATCTCGGGCACTTACTGCAAGGCGAAGTTCGGCGGCGATCTCAGCCGCGCACTCGCCGTGCGGGTCGCCATCCGGTTGTTCGTCAAAGCTCATGCCTGCTCCCCCTCTATTCCCGATCCTGAGGCGCTCATACATTGCCAAGCGCTATCGCTTCTTTCTGGCCGTCGTATACCGCCTGCAGCTTCTTCATGGCTCGCTCGTCTTGAGCCGTCCTGGCCTGTCGATAAGCCTTGCCGAACGCGGTTTCGAGCGCCTTGATCTCCTTGACGTCCATCGTCATGCACAGAGTGTCGAGGGCGGCGTCGCTGATCGGTGACGCCTTCACGCCGGACGCCCACTGCGCGACTCGCTTGCCGGACTCCTCGTTGATCGGCTTATCGAGCGGGAACATCACACGATGCTGTTCCTGTAATTTAATGGGTTTCGGCATGCCGGGTGCGTCGGCGGTGAGCAAGAACGATGCTGTCAATTCGAAGGGTAGGCTCTTCTCGCAGACCGGGATCCAGCCGTTGATGCCGGTGAGCGACTTCTTTGGCACGATTACCATCTTTTTAGTTTCCTCGTCGCGCACCATTTCCACCTTCTCTTCGGCGCGAAAGCACAGGATCAAATGGGCACGCACCTGCAGCAATCGTTGCACCATCCTCTTGTGCTGCGTCTTGGGCTTGATCCACGCCGCCATTTTGCAGGCCTCGCGCTTCTTCCAGTCGTCCCCCGCCATGCGGTCGAGTTCGGCCTCGTGCATCTCGAGCACTCCACCTTCGCCGCTCCATTCTAGAGAAGTTGAGTCAACCACTATCACAGGATATTTCGCCTCGTCAGCCGCGAGTATCGCTTCGGCGTATGCCTGCGGGGAGAACGGCGGCTTTAAGTCACCGTGATCAAACAAAAATTGATCAGAATAATGCTTTGCTCTACCGGCCTCTGTGTCGATCACGGCAAACGGTTTTTCTGCGGCGATACCAGAGGCTAAGCGCATAGCGGAAAACGTCTTGCCAGCGCCAGTGCCACCGCACAAACCAATTAGTAAACCTACATTCTCTCTGACAGCTCTTTTAAACTGAAACATGGCGTGTGTTCCGCATGGTTTTTTGTAGCAAGTTTCTACACAGCGCGTGAACGAAGCGAGGTTCGTACCCCGTCCTTTCTTTCTTCATGTTTTCAGGATCATCGTAGCGCTTGCAATATGGGCATTTCCTCCAGTCGTAGTGTCCACTTGCTTTGAAAGAATTTAGCCTCTGATGTATCAGGCGGTGATATTTGTTGTCCGGGCAAACTACCAAGTTGCTGGGATCATTATTTTTCCTGTCTTCATCAGCGTGGTGAATGATCGCGCCAGGAGGCAAAGGGTGGCCCAGAGCCTTTTCTGCTACCTGCCTATGCTCAGGAGTCTTGTTAAAAATCCGATACCCGGAACGCTTGTCTATGCGGGCGCTGCCACGCGGAACAGCTTTTACCACCAATGGATCGCCGTGAAGTTTCCATCGTTTGTAATGAGAGTGGCAAAGGCCCTTCGCGTCATGCGGCAGTCCACATCCGTCGACAGTGCACACGAAATGAGTGCGCCGGCTCACAGTAAATCCCGCTCTAATTCGTTCAACTGCCATGGCGGCGGCTCGACGTAGTGGATCTGATTGTCGTACGCCGGCCAGTCGTTATCGCGCATGCAGCGCTCCCAGATCGACCGAGCGTGCTGAACCTTCGCTTGGCCGATGGCGCGGTAGGCATTCGACAGCGACGTCAGGGAGCACGCGTAGGGCGGCGTGATTTCCTGCGCCAAGAACACGAATACGGGCGCGATACCTGTCGCCGCCTCGATGCCACGCACATAGAACTCCGCCTGCAGATCGTAGTTCATGCGGCCGATCTGCTTCGAGAACGCTTCGGGCGATGCGCTGCCCGTCGACTTATAGTCGAGCACGACGCGCCGGTCCTGGGACAGCATGTCCGGGCGGCAGCGAAAGTGCGTCACGCCCTCCTGCCAGATGAGGGTCTGCTCGGGTTCGCCCGTGACAAGGATGTCGCCCAACTCACTTGCAGCGACGAACTCGCGGGCCACCGTGCACATCGCCACGATGTCATCATACTGGCGCTCAAGTACGGCGTATTTGCCTTCGGCCTGCGCGGCGTCGCGCGCTTCTTTTGCGGCTTTCGTGCGCCAATCGTCCGCCGCGACGCGCACGATCGCATCTGAGCGCCGTTCCAGCAGCATCATGTGCGCGGCGGACCCCAGGTCGAAGCGCGAATCGGTCTCGCGCACGTATTTGGGATTCAGCCGTGGATGCGCGAGCCATGCGTGCTTTGGCGACTCGGTGAGCAGGATGTTCGCGATGCTCGATGAGAGCGACGCTGTGGGCGCAGGATCGGCGTGGTACTGGTCGGCGGTGGTCATGGTAACTCCTTGAGTTGATCGGCGGGAACCACGAAGATGCCTAGGTCCTCGCGCCAGAAACCGGCCGACGGCCGGTCGTGCAATTCGTAGGTGGGCTTGTGGTCCTGGCAGAACGCGGCCGTCGATGGCCAGCAGTTGCTGTCGCGCTTGAGTGGGCCGTTGGCGCGAACGACCATGGCGCCGCCGACCAAATACAGATCGGCATGGAATACCAGGTCATGTGCGAGCATGTGGACAATGGCGCCGGTTTTGACGCAGGCGTTCATGGCGACCACGACCGCGACCGCGACCACGACCGCGACCACCCCGACCGCGACCACGACCACGACCGCGACCACGACCACGACCACGACCCCGACCCCGACCGCGACCACGACCGCGACCCCGACCGCGACCGCGACCACGACCATCCTGCAAAGGCCACGCAGGCGTTCATGGCACGTACTCGTTCGGGCCCTCGACCTCTTCGGCCACGCTGCTGCGCTGATCGCTGATCGCGAGCAGGTTCGCTTTCGCGGTCTCGATCGCGATGAGCTGGCGGCCCATGGTGGCGCGTATCTCGTCCGCCTTCACGTCGAGTTGGTGCACCTCTTCCGCGATCGACTCCTTGCTCTCACGCGGCGAGAATTCCACGTCGATCCATTCGCTGGTGCGGACGTAGCCTTCAACGATGCCGCTCCCGCCGCCCATGCTCACGTCCCACACCATGAAGTAACCACCGCCGACTGCCTTATACAGTGCGATTTTCATCAGAACCTGTCCTTGGTGCCGCGAAAGGCACCCATGTTGTAACGGTTGATGTTCTTGTTGCGGATGTGCATGTCACGGCGTTCGCGCCATTCCATGTACGAGCACTTCGCGCAGTAGATCCCGAACGCGAGGATGAAGACGACCACAAGGGCGCACAGAAAGAAGACAACGATTAGAGCGATTTTCAAGGGCATTGACTCCGGATGATGGAAATGAGTTCGTCGCGAAGAGCGTTGGTGTCTGCGGATTCTGGCAGCCTCTCGGAATACAGTGGCACACCGGCCGCGGAGAGGGCGGCCCGCAGGTCACTCCAGATCATTCGCTTGTCGGCTGACATACGCACGTACGGATTGGGGTCACCAGGGCCGTTCGGGTGATTCTCGCGCCACAGCTCATCGATGGCCAGGAGCACAGCAGCCATGGCGTCGCGCTCTGCTTTGATTTGGAGCGCGGTCGCGCCGAGAAGAGCGACCGCGCTCTGCAAGCTTGCGGCGTTCATAGGGGCCGCGACCGCGACCGCGACCGCGACCACGACCGCGACCCCGACCCCGACCACGACCGCGACCCCGACCGCGACCACCCCGACCACGACCGCGACCACGACCCCGACCGCGACCGCGACCGCGACCGCGACCACGACTCCGACCGCGACCGCGACC